GATCGTATTACAAATCGACTTCAGCAGCTTGGGCGCGAACAAGAGCGTCGCGCTCCTGGTGCCACTCCACTTACTCGTCGATTTGGCCCGAGAACTGCAAATGCAATTTCCGAGGGTCTGATTGGTGGTGCGTTCCCGCTTCTGTTTGGGCAAGGGCTTGGCGCATCTGCTTTTGGCCTTGCTGGTGGTGCTGCTGGTGGATTTGCTGGCGGTGGACTTGGCTTTGGCCTGTCGCTGATTGGCACCGCTCTTGGCACCCAGTTTGATCAACTTTCGCAAGCTGCTCAAGACACCGGCAAGGCACTTCGCTATCCGATTGAAGGATTTGAAAAATTAAAAGAAGCCGGCTTGTTTGCCAGCAAACAACAAGAGTTTTATATTCAAAAATTAATTGAGGCGGGTAGAGCGACGGAAGCTGCTTCTGCAATTCAGGCGCAAATTGCTAGGAAGATTGGTGTATCTGGCATTAAGGATTTACAAAGACTTGGCGAAGCTTCCGATCGTCTTGGGAAGGCCTGGGGCGAGCTTGGCCTACAGATTCAAGCAATTCTTGCTGGACCGCTTGCAGGTTTACTTGAGTGGACGGCAAAAGTACTTTCGTATGGCAATGAATACAGAAGAAATGCTGCTCGTGTTACAGACGTTCGTGAGGGCCTGAATGTAGCCGATAGGCAAGCGTTTGACAAGCAAAGTTCCGAGATTATGGGTCTTACGCGAAAAGGCCTCGCTTTTGGTGGAATAACCATAGATGAGGCGGCGAAGCGTCAACTTGCTCTCGCAGAAAAATATGCAAGCAGATCAAATATCAAGGCTCCCAGTACTCCACTTACTCCAGGGCAGCAAGAGGATGCACTTAAGCAGGCACAACAAGCTGCAGATGAAATCAAGCAGGCTTACAGAAGTGCCTTCCAGCTTCAACGCCAAGGAATTGACTTAGAAATTCAGGCCGCCGATAATCGTCGCAAAGTTGAAAATGATATTTTTGCTAAGCGACAAGAGGCCGCACGTACCGAAGCCGACAATGCAAGAACTGCTGCGCAGGTTCGCATTGAATCGACTGATTTGGCGCTGCGCAAAAGCTTTTCTGGAGCGGAGGGAGAAGCAAGAACAATTCTTGGAGCAGTGCGTGAGTATATTAAAGTTCGCGCTACTGGTGAAGCTGATATAAATAAAAAGCGTCGTGACCTGGAAGTTACGATGGCCGGTATTCAACAAGAAACGTCTAATTATATTTTTGAACAAGCAAAAACTCGCTTACAACTAGAAAGATCAATCGAAGACTACAAGAGGCAAGTTTCTGATTATCAACTTGAAAATCAAAGAAAAATACAACAGCTTCAGAATGTCGAAATGGCAGGCGGGGCCGCAGGCGGTCTTGGCGCTGCTGTTCAACGCATAGGCGGTGCCTGGCAATTCCGTGGTACATCACTTCAAAAGAACATGCAAAAAGGGGATTACCTTAGCGATCCTCGTGAGAATTTCTTCTTTGATTTCAGAAAAGATTTAATTCCAGCAGCTCAAGCAAGGATTAAAACTCTGAGTAAAAAAGATATTGCTGCATTAGCTTTTACAGTTTTAACCGAAGCCGGTCCAACAGACATTGGCAAGCTTGACGTTGCCGCAAATCTTGTTACTCGTTCTGCGGGAATGGGAAATGCCCCTATTTCTCAGGTTGCAAAACAACCCGGTCAGTACGCTGGTGTTTTTCCATATACAAGAGCCCAGCTAGAAAGCACTGCAGAAGGCAAGCGTCTATTCGGAAAGGAGTACGACCGAGTTGCGAAGCTTATTGCAGGTCAAGCCAGTGATGTTCAGATGTCTCCGATTTACAGTCGTGGGCCAACTGCTGCGCAAGCTGGAAATGTAAAAGAAGGCTCAAGAGTTGGATATGCGCAGCCTGCATATCAATATCAACAAGCTGCGTCTCAACTGGCTCCCGTTTCGCCGTCTCTTGATGTAAATACACCCGGAATGGTTGCCGCGCAAGAAAAATTAAAGCAATTAGCACAAGATAGACTCAAAATAGAACAACAGTTAAGTAATCTTGGTATTGATGCGGCTCTTCTGGGAATTACAGAGGCCGCCCGTGGCGAATCAAATATTATTGCGCTTGAGAATGAATTAAAACTTGAGAAAAATCGGTATCAGGCAATACTAGAAAATTCTGGTGCTAGCGCAAATGAAGTTGCAATCATTAATCAAAAACTGGCCGGACAGGCCAAGCTCTCTTTGACTAAGGACTATGAACTTCAAGCGCTGCAATTAATTAATGATGCGACAGAGAAAGGTTTAATAACTCAAGACGAAAGCAAAAAACTAACAGATGCAATCAAAGAGGGTATTAAGGATAGACTTCTTTTCCTCAAGCAAGAAATTGGTCTTGAAGAAGAAAAGCTTAGGGTTCAACAACAGCAAGAGTCTGCTCAAAGGCTTGCAAATGTTGAGAGAGAAATTGCACTTGCAGATATAGGCCTGAAGTTTGGCTACATTGGCGAAGCTGCCCGTGCATTTAGGCAAGAACTTGACATCTCTGGTTCTGTTGCTCAGGCACAGCAGTTTGCCGATGCTGTGCAAAGACTTGAAACTCTTCCTGGTCGCCAAATTGCTGCTGAATACGATACAGCGGCAACTTCCCTGCAAAAACTTGCGACATGGGAAAATGTTGCAGTTACTGGAGCCAAATCAATAAGCGAAGGCTTTGGTCAGGCGTTCCGCGAAATAGCTGCTGGCACTGCTTCGGCTCAGGAAATACTTGCTGGATTCTTCCAGAATCTCGCAAATAGTTTTGCGGACATGGCGGCACAAATGATAAGCAATATGCTTCAAATGCTTATCTACAAGCAACTGCTTGGCCCAATGTTTGGGTTTAATCCTGGTGGCGGCTTTGGCGCCGGCTTGGGCTCTGCTGTTTTCGGTGGTGGTCTTGCTTCTGGTAGTAGCTGGGGAGGCTTTGCCGGAGCACTTGCCATGCCAAAGCTTTATGCCGATGGTGGCATGTTTGCCGATGGCATTAAGCCCTACGCCGATGGTGGCATGTTTGCCGATGGTATCAAGCCATTTGCTGATGGGGGCATCGTCGATTCGCCCACCCTCTTCAAGTTTGCGGACGGTGGAGCCCTCAGCAACGGCGTTATGGGCGAGGCTGGACCAGAGGCCATCATGCCTCTCTCTCGGGGCTCTGACGGTCGCCTAGGGGTCGAAGGCGGTGGTGGTGATGTCAACGTGACCGTTAACGTTGATGCCAGTGGCAGTAAAGTTCAGGGTGACGATCAAAAGTCTTCTCAGTTGGGACGAGCACTTGCCGCTGCTGTTAGGGAAGAGCTTCTGAAGCAGAAGCGTCCTGGAGGTCTGCTGCAATGACATTAAATTATTTCACTGGCATAGAAGGAAGTGTCAAATTTGACGCTGATGGAGAAACAGCATCTGAATTAACTGCTGTTAGATCTTGGGCGCTAACAATTAACAAAGAGACGGTCAAGGCTACTAAAGTTGGCGACTCTTCCGAGCGTTATTTTGGTGGGCTCGTTTCTGGATCGGGAAGTATCAGTCTTGTCTATACGGGACTGAACAATTCTTTCTTGATGTCAGTTATTGATTCTCAGGATTACGGAACAGCTCTCTTTGAGCTTTACATCAATAAAGAGACAAATGTTCGTATAGTTTTCAATGGAATAATAACGTCAGCGTCTTATGGGTCCAATTCCGATGACGCCGTAATTGTTGATTGTCAGTTTGTGACAAGTGGCGATATATCGCTGGAGGTCTAAATGCCTGATTATCACCTGCCGCCATATGACCCTGTATATCCAATAAGAAAAAACGTTAAGCCGCGTCATCGAAAAGTTAAATTTCCTGATCGAGGATTAGAGCAGGGTGCTGCAATTGGCTTGAATCAAGTAGAGCCCGAATGGTCTGTTAGATGGGTTCTTAGCATTCCAGAGGCAAATGAGCTTGATTCGTTTTTTGCGGATCGAGCGTTAGATGGAGATTACTTTCTTTGGACGCCACCCGCTGATAGGCAGGGAAGGTATCGCTGTGAAAGCTGGAACAAAACTCTTGAAAACAATACCTGCTATCAGATTGAAGCAAAAATAATCAAGCATTATTCATATGAATGCGCTAGCACTCGTATTACTCTGTCTGCTATACAAGCAGAACCATCTGCTATAAGGTTCCTGAGGAATAGTAATTTTGCGGTAGATATTTCAATTGATGGGAGAACTGCGCTTATCGACACTTGGTACGACTTTGATCAAGTTAGTACAGCATTTGCAGCATTTTCAAATGTTATACTTTTCAGGGGTATTGAAAGAACGAGCGAAGAAGTTCAATTACAGGCAGTAGCTGGCCCCATTACTTTTACGAGAACATCAATTCTTTCAATTTCCACTGCATCGCCAACCACGCAAATTAGGCTTTCTGTTTATGATTCTATTACAGGAGATTATTTTGGTAGCCTTGGCGCTCAGGTCTACGCCTGGAATCGAGACTTCCAAGTAGATTGGTGGGGAGACTGATCTGTCATGGCGGCACCAAATTTAAAACAACCAACTACAATTACAGGAAAAACTGCTACCTATTCCTGTACTTCAAGCTTGGCATCAGCACTGAGCAATGCTGCTGCGAGCGGCAAAGTGCTTAAGGTTAATACAATTCGTGCCGCCAATATTGATCCATCTTCCGCTTTCTCTGTTGACATTACCGTTTATCGCAGTTCTGCTCACACATATATTGCCAGTGCTATTTCTGTGCCAGTCAGTTCAACGCTTTTAGTGCTTAGCAAGGAAGAGTATTTATACGTTGAGGAGGGCGATGCGATTTACGCCAAAGCAAATGCGAGCGGAAAAATTGATCTGACCATTAGCTACGAGGAGATTTCCTGATGAAGCGCCTGGAAGGTGGCTATCTGGGCGGACGCCCTACCTGGAGCCTGGCGAGCAATCCTGGTATCTGGGGGATTGAGCAGGTTTATGCGCGTCGCGCTGCCGGCACTTGGCCTTCTGGCGGGGGGGCATATGATGAATTCTATGAATATGTGACGTTTACGCTTCACGCAAATGGAACAAATGGATCTACATCGTTCCCTGATTCCAGCCTTCTCGGAAATGCTGTTGCTGTAAACGGAAACGCACAAGTCAGCACAGCTCAAAGCAAATTTGGCGGATCAAGTATTGCGTTTGATGGCAATGGTGACTATTTGGTTGCATCTAGCAGTTCAGCATTTGCTCTGCAGGCTGGAGACTGGACTATAGAGTGTTGGGTTTATTTTAATGTGCTTTCTGGTTTTCAGAATATCGTTGATTTTAGAACAACTAGTGGCTCGGCTGTCTGCCCAACCATTTATACAAGTGGAACAGGTCTGATCTTTGCGGCAGGAAGTTCTAATGTTATAACACCAGCAGATGTATTAATTACAGGTTCTTGGTATCACATTGCTGTTGCTAAATCGGCAGGTAGCACGCGCATGTTCCTAAACGGAACACAAGTTGGATCAACTTATGCAGATAGTAATTCATATGTAAATAACTCGTCTTTAAATATAGGCAGGTACCCGGTTTCAAACACTTCTTTTGTAAATGGTTATATCGACGAATTACGCATCACTAAGGGCTATGCCCGCTACACCTCTAACTTCTCCGTTCCTGCTGGCCCCTACGAAGACGAGGGCGCTTCTCTTGCCGACCCCTTCTATAACTATGTGAGCCTGTTGCTGCCCATGAATGGCAGCAATAACAGCACGACATTTACCGATAAGTCTCCAAATGCGCTGACGGTCACTGCCAACGGCGACGCCAAACTCAGCACTGCAGTGAAACGCTATGGGGTATCGAGCGCATATTTTGATGGAGACAATGATTGGCTGACAGCGATAAGTAGCGGACTGGCATTCGGTACAGGTGATTTTACAATTGAATGCTTTGTACGCTGGGTTGGTGATACTGCCTCTGGCAACGCGAGCGCTATTGTGATTGACTTTAGAACAGCCGAACCGTCAACTCAGATTCTTGTCTACATCACATCATCGGCATCTTCACCAGCGCGAAGCATTAGATTGTTCGTCAATGGAGCCGACAGAATCGGTAGTACCACCTTAGCGACTCAAAATATATGGCGACACTTTGCGCTCGTAAGAAGCGCCGGCACAACGACGATGTATATCGATGGTGTCAGCCAAGGAACCTGGGCTGACACAAGTAATTACAGTGGTACAACTGCTTACATAGGCGGTCGATTTGCCGCAGTTTCTGGAGACCAAAGATCCCTGAACGGCTACATCGACGACCTCCGTGTCACCAAAGGCGTAGCTCGCTATATCGGCAACTTCATCCCGCCCCTGCCCCACGCCGACTACGGCACCCTGGCCGACCCCTACCTGGCCGCCAGCACCCTCTGGATGCCGATGGAGGGACCAGTCAACAGCACCGGCTTCTTTGATCGTGCTGATCGCCAGATTGTTACTACCGTAGGCAACGCGAAGATCAGCAACGCGCAGTACAAGTGGGGGCTGACAAGTGCATTTTTTGACGGAAGCAATGATGGACTTACGGTTCCGTCGTCAAGTGGCTTTGATTTTGGAACTGGTGATTTTACTATTGAGTTTTGGGTGTATCCAACTGCTCTTTCCGGTGCAAACAGAGGCATTGTTTGCAAGGGTTGGCCAAATATTGGATCGTGGCTGGTTTATTACAACAATACAAGCAATAGGCTTGAGTTGTATGTTAGCTCAAACAATACTGCTTGGGACATTGCTAGCGCACAGCCTATATTAACTACTCCATCTCTGAATAGATGGTATCACATTGCGATAACAAGATCTGGAACAGCCTTTAGGGCATTTATTGATGGCGCTCAAACTCTTACTTTTACTAGCTCGGCATCTATTTATTACAGCGCGTCTCAGCCTGTAGGCATTGGCGGAGATCAGAACGGAGCCAGCTCCATGGGTGGCTACATCGACGATCTCCGCATCATCAAGGGCCACGCCCGTTACACCGCCAACTTCACGCCTCCCACTGCCCCAATCAACGCCGACACCAGTAGCGATCCCTATCTGGGCAACGTCTCACTGCTGCTGAAGATGGATGGAGCCAACAACTCCACCACCTTCACGGATAGCTCGCTGACGCCGAAGGCAGTGTTTGCCAATGGCAACGTGAAGATCAGCACGGCGCAGAGCAAGTTTGGGGGATCGAGTGCGCTGTTTGATGGGACGGGGGATTATCTGTCAATTGCTAGTGATAATACACTAAGCCTTGACGCCAATAATTTTACGATTGAAGCATGGATATATTTAAGTGCCAAGGTTAATAATTATGGGACAATTATTGGCAATAATCCGGCCACATTTTCTTCTGGAGCCACTTTTTTCATGGCGTATGGGGCCTCCTCTCCCGCTAACCCCAATAAGCTTGGATTTGGTACCTTCACGACTAATCCGATCCTTGTAAGCACAACCTCGCTAGACATAAACAATTGGTATCATGTTGCAGTCACGCGGGATGGAACAGCGGTAAGGCTTTTCATCAACGGAACCCATGAAGCCTCTGCCACAAATAGTGAGTCAATTAATCTTGGATTGAATGGAACAAGAATTGGCTCTAATGGATGGGATGGCTCTGCGAGTTTTTTCCAGGGTTACATCGACGATCTCCGTATCACCAAAGGCATCGCCCGCTACACCGCCAACTTCATCCCACCCACTATCGGTCACCCTGTCTGGAATGTGAGCAGCATGGATCCCGATGCTGCGACCTATATCACCGCCGTAGAAGCCGCCGATGCCCAGGCGCTTGAAGATCCTGTAAAGATCGCCATTGATCAGTTTGTGCGGGGCTGCAAGTACGACAATATCTGGACTGCGATCAAGGCGTGCTGCATCCTGGCCGGCGCCAGAACGCTCAATGGGGCACTGGTGCCACTGGTGGGAACCGCGCCGACGAATGTGAACTTTGTGTCGGGTGATTACAACAGAGAGACGGGATTAGTTGGAGATGGAAGCACTAAGTACTTGAATAGCAACAGGAATAACAATGTCGATCCTCAGAACAGTAAGCACGTTTCGGTGTTTATTACAGAAGCGCAAACTCGCGATATTACTAGGGCGGCAATCTGCTCGCGCCAGACAGGGGGCACCACTGGCGCAACCCATTTAGTCTCAAATGACACAGTTGTCACCTTCCGTGTAAACACTACTGGCGTATCGCAAGTAACAGATAACTCGCTTTTCACTGGGCTTTACGGTGCGTCTCGCTCTACCAGCGCTTCAGTCGCGAGAAGGCTTAACGGCTCTAGTGCAACTTTTAGTGAGACTAGCTCAACTCCAACCGCAGTTCCTATTGACATCTTTTCTAGGAACGGCGCCGACTTCTCAAACGGTCGCTTCGCTTTCTACTCCATCGGCGAATCCCTTGACCTAGAAAAGCTAGACACCCGCGTCACAGCCCTAGTGGCTGCAATCGGAGCGGCAATAGCGTGATACAGAAGTAAACTTTTTGTCTATTATGAATAAATTACCTTAAAACTCACGAAAGGTAGACTGCAACGACTCCCTCCGCATCGCCAAAGGCATCGCCCGCCACACCTCCACCTTCACGCCACCCACAACTCAATTTCCCAATTCCTGATCATGACGCTTTTATGCAGCAAGGAAGAGGCGAGTAATAGGCTTGAAATTTGCAAGCAGTGCGAACATTTGCGCGCCTTTGTTCAACAGTGCTCTATTTGCAGTTGTTTCATGCCAGGCAAGGTTAGAATTGCTGCAGCTAAGTGCCCAAAAGGCAAATGGTGAATGACGCAGTTTCCGTATCTTGATATTGATGATCGTGTAGCGACTATTGATACTTGGTTTGATTTTGATCAAACTGATTTGGTTTCTGCGCCTGATTATGGCGCTTTAAAGCGATCAGAAAATAGAAATAAAGGAATTACATTTGGAGACGCTTACAAATCTTCTTATATATTTGGCTTGAACTCATTGAGGCCAGAATGGGATATGACGTTCACTGTTAATATTCAAAGCGCAAATGATTTTGAGGTTGTTCTTACTCGATACTGCGGTGAAAAAAATACAATTGTTGAATGGGTTCCACCGGATTCTTCAGTCGTCTCGAACTGGAGGATGGATGAATGGACTGCAGAAAAAGCTTCACAGAATTGCGTGAAATTCAGCGTTACCCTAAGAAAAGTATTTGAACTTCAACTCCCAGAGCTTATATCCATACCAACGGAGTGTGAGCCCGATTTAATCTGTGAGCAGGATGACGGCAATTACGATCCTGGATTTTATGATGTTTGGATTGCAAGACTTGATGGAACAGTTGCGCAAAATCTTGGGCTCAACTATTCATATATGACAAATGCGTACACAGCAGATGATGGATACATATATGTTGTTTACCTTTACGATCGAACCATAAATATTACAAAGTTTCAGCAAAACGGAACTGTTGTTTGGACGAGGGCGTATCCGGGCATGTGGGGAGCCAATAATTATGGCTATCCCGGCAATGATCTTCTGTATCTTGCTGGCGACGAAACACGCGGACTTCTGTTTATAGGATTCCAGGGTGTTTTCTACCCTACGAACACAATGGCCCTGTCTTGTGTTAGAATGTCCGATGGATTATTTCAATGGCAAAGATATTTTGTTAACGAAGGAGGATATAACGCTTACTGTGGCATGCTTGGTGCTACCACGCAAGGGCAGATATTTCTTTTGACAAGTTTTCCCGAATCGGATGCAGTCGTCTTTCATGGAAATGCTTCGAGAAGTGTTTTCAGGGGAAGCACTGGTGAACCAATTACGCAATATCGATCAACAAGTGGGGCGGTTTTTGAACACGGTAGGCTTGGTGGTCAACCTTATACAGTTGGCAATAGCAATGCCGGACTTTGTTTTTGGCCTGGGCATACATACGTTGCACCGTCCACAGCTTATGTATTGCCTGACGTTAGTGGTGGAGCAGGTAATTTATTTGGAATATGGCAAAACAACGTAAGATTTTTAGGCAATGGACAGCTTTTTGTGCATTTTACGGCCCGTGAAAATCGAAATAAGGAAGAGATAATAATTTTTGGAGAAGATATGCAAAAAGACGTTCATGTTGTTTTTAACGGTGGAGTCATAGGGGCGATGACACGCGACTGGGGTGAATATGTAGGCGGTCTGGTTCGCACTGCTGCGCAGCAAGTTTACTTAGATGTATTTAACCAGAAAATTTTTATATACTATAATACCACTCTCGCTGGCGTAAAGTATTTAGAATTTGATGTCGTAGTAAATAACGGTAAAGTTGTTGATATACTAGGAAGGTCCAGAGCTACAAATTCCGGATCGCAAGGCCTTAATGCACCGTTCAGCGCTTTTGGCGCAGCAAAATATTCGGCAAACGATGTGCGTTACCCCAGGGTTACGGCTGCCGCAGGCACAAAAATATATCAAACAGATAGCTCAGAGGTTTGCGTATTTTCAGCCCGCAGAGGATATGGCAATACGCCCGAAGTAAATATTCCCGCAGGCACTGAATCAAGTGCATATATGGACACCGATCCCTTTTATTCGGTAAGCACTACATTTGTACCGCGAATTAATTTTACACTTCAGACTGGAGTTGTATTTGGTTCAACCGGAAGCGGATCGTATGGTCTTCCCACAGATACTGCCTGCGGCTCTACTTTTATTAATACAAGTATTACTGGCGTTGATACGCTAGACATCACCGGAGATAGAGTGTTTAGTGTTTACCGGTCGGGAAATACTGATTAAACCATGGCTACTTTTCCGTACATTGATACTGATGATCGCGTTGCAACAATAGATACTTGGTTTGACTTTGATCAGACAAATCTTTCGGGATCCCCGGATTACGCAACAACAAAACAAACATCAAATAACAATAAAGGTGTAATTTTTGGTGATGGCAGAAAGAGTCATTATGCGTTTGGGCTTGGATCTGTAAGGCCCGACTGGATTGTCAGCTTTTTAGTAAATATATCTGATGCAGATGATTTTGAGGTTTTCCTGAATCGTTATGCAGGAGAGACAAATCGCCCTGTTGAGTGGACGCCTCCAGACTCAGCTCGCCCGCTTTTGTGGAGAATAGATGAATGGAGCGCCGAGCAATCTTCTAGTAATCTCGTGAAATTTGATTTCACGTTTAGGCGCGTATTTGAGCTTATCCTTCCTCAGTCTCAGTCTGTGTTGACGGAATGCGATCAAGACTATCTGTGCGAAACAGATACTGGAGAAGCTGTTGATCTGAATTATGATGTATGGGTTGCAAGATTGCCTGGCGTTTTTGGTACCTATAACTCTAGTGACGGCCTTCCCTCTTTGCATGGAAGTGGAATTGTTACAAAAGAAGGCTATGTGTTTTCAGCATTTATCTACAACGGCAATATTCATGTTTCAAAATTCCAGCCAAGTGGAATAAATATATGGACCAGGAGATATACAAATACACAGATTAGGGCAACATTAGGAAATGAAAATCAGCTTAGATTGGCGGACATGGATGGCACTGGCAATATTGCAATTGCCTGGGATGCGAGTGAATTATACATTAACGGTCCCTGGCAGATATATGGCAATGGAAGCGTGTCTGGCATTATGTGTATATCACAATCTGACGGACGTGTTATATGGGGAAATAAATTTTTCTCTGGTCAAGCGAGCTGGGCCAGCGGTTGCGTCAAACTCAATGGTGGCTACATGGCTTACAATCAAGAACTTTTAAAATGGAATCCATACCAAAAAATATTAAGGCATAATTTTAGGGCTAGGCAGCTTACCGTTTTTGACGAAGATGGCAATTTTGTTGGTGGAGGCAACTATTTGCATAGCAGTGTTTACACCCCAGTTTTTGACCGACCCTATGTAATCGCAGAGTCTGGCTACATTGGAAACATTCTTTACGACAAGGTAGTTGCGGCTTACGGTAATACTCTTTTTACTCCATCTATAGGAGGCCCGGTTCTTGGCACGACTGGATTTACGATTGGAGGATCCGGTGTATCTATCGCCAGCTTCCTTGGAAATGGGCAATTAATATGTTTTACAAATGCTGGTGAAGTTTTGATAATTGGCGATTATGGATATGGCGTTCAAGTTATTGATCACGTAAGGTTAAACAGTAGAACTTATACTGCTATCAGCGGTCAAAACAATAGTTGGCCGCAATTTACTCCGAGTGGTCAGTATTATGCAGCAGGTGAAGCTTTTAGAGAAGCCAAGCTATTCCCCTCTGAGTCAGTTATTTCGTATACATCACAAGAATATGGCGTAAGAAATACCGATCTTTCTGTTACGATGTCAGGGAATAAAGTAACGCAAATAAATGGTATAAGCGCAGATTGCTGCGTTAGTACATTTGTTAATGGAACCGGTGGTCCGATGGGCGCTGATCAATACGCCTCTCAGCAAACTAATTACACAAGAATGGTTGGATTTGGCGGCGCAGGCAATAACCTAGCTCTGGTTGGAATGAAAAGGGGCATGAATACAAATGGCCAGCAATTGACATTAAGCTGTGGACCAGTAGTAGATAACACAATAAGAGGCGCCGTTCTGTATGGCGGCAAGAAAACATTTACCGGAGTTAGCAGATCAGGTCTCGTAAATTC